GCTGTGATCCCTGCGTCTGTGTAGGGTACTTTAGGATTGTTAACCAAAACCGAGTAGACATATTCCTGTATCCTTGAAGTCATCCAATCAATCCCTCGCACGATATCGATGAATTCCCCTTGAGCCATGGTTCCTTCTCGCGTGATTCCAACTCCTCCGATAAACTCATAAGTATTGGCTTTTTTATTTCTAGCATTCTGAGATTGAGTGCTGGTTAAATTGGAATAAGCAATTGAATTCAATCTTTTGAACTTCCAAGTTTCTGAACCAGGCTCTAAAGGAAGGACACCGCCAAACCAAGCGCATTCGGGGAAATCACTGTTTGCATCTTGATGGTAGAGAACAAACGTTCTTACATAGCCAAATTGATTGCATTTAGCAGCTACCGAAGTTGTATCCACTCCCATAGCTTGATTGATGATATTAGGATCTGCCGAAGCTGTTCCGAAAATCTTAATCACGGCTTCTGTCCATGCTGCTACAGCAAGAACGGTGGCAGAAGTTCTATCGGTCATAGCCAAAGCATACCATGTGTCGTCTACAGCTTGGATAGCAGTCAAATCGTCAACTACAGGATCAGAAGCTACAAAAGGCTGAATAACCAATCCAAATTCTTTACTTAGAATTCCTTCGGAAACTGAAAGAATAAACCCAGTGCCTTGAACTTGAGCAAATAATTCAAAACTTCCATCCAAATTATCCGAAACCCCAACTGGAACTTGAGTTTGTGCAGCAATGATGGTAACTAAACCAGCTGCAATTTCTTCATTGGATTGAACTTCATTAGCGCTTGTATAAGTAAAAGGAACGCCGTTGATCGTCACTACATAATCTGTATTGGGTTCAACTTGAGTCACCGTTACCACCGCTTGATCTGGGTTTACAATGTCCGTACTAACCGATAAGATATAGGGAACACCGGGAACATCGGCCACTAAGTTAATAGTGCCATCTGGTACGACAGGCTCGCTTGCTGTCACTCCTGTGATTTCTGCGTTAATAGCAGTAACCAATGAATTGGCAATTGTTAAATTAGATACCGGCTGTAAAGGATTTGTGATAACAGCAGTCGGTTGACTTGCGCCCAAAGTGACAACAAAACTATTGATAATGGCATTGGTATTAGGCTTGCCTCTCACATCCAAAATTAAATTGCTTCCGCTAAGAGTCGCTGATTCTACAGCAGCATTTGCTTCTAAAGCTGCTACCACTAAGCCCATTGTAGTGGCTTGATCCACAGAGAAAACAATCGGAGTTAGGGGAGTGCCGTTTAAAGTAATAGCAATCGAATTACTCGTAACAAAGTTTCCGCTCATAACCACATGAGATTCTTGAGCCGTAGGGGCTGAAGGAATCGTAACGCTTGTCCCATCAATTGTGACGGTATAATTAAATGGAGCCATCGCAGTTTCGACGAAGATGCTTGCGTTATCTACTGTTCTTCGTCCAATAGCTATTTGCTGTGGGCTTAAAGCTTGGCTGAAAGCCTCTTGAGCAGAAATATATTCCAAATCTGTCGATTCAAAATCTGCGGCTACTCCGGAAAGACTCGTATAAAATCTGATACGGTCATCAAACCGCTTGTGAGTCCCTAAGATCATTAGAGTGCCAAATCCAGCCTCTGAGACTGTTTGGGTATCTCTCGTAATCTGGACATTTACGATATCGCTTAATGGCATAACTCCTCCTAGGGTATTGTGATGGTGTGGTCATAGACCACACTTCCGCCAGCATCTTGATAAATTTCTTCAACCTGAACTGTTTGGATGAGACCTAAATTATCAGTGTAGTTTTGGCCTATTCTAAAGAGGACATCCATAGCTGCTCGTTTTTCGAATCTTGAATCGAGAAGCTCCGTGACATCGCTAATAGCAAAATGATTCACGAAGACGATGCCGTTAGCTCTTAAGGTGTCCAATACAGTTTGCATTTGCAGGCTGCTTCTTAAATTCTCTAGGCGAGTAATGCAATCGCCGCCATAAGTTTGAATCTGCAAAGTGAATTCTCTATCACCTACCATGTCAACTAATCCATTGACATCAGATTCTGGAGTATAGTCTTCGCCGATCTGGTTCAAGCTTGAGAGGAATAAAGTCATGTATGGCTGGGCTGGGCGCGGAGCATTTTCATTCAAGAAAATGACAGAAGCGCCCCCGCTATTTGCCGTTGCCCAGCTATATAGATTTGTTTTTATCGTCTCAAAATTAAGCGGCATCTTCTACCCCATACAACACGAGCACAGAATGAAGCTCGAAGCCTTGCTGATAATAGGTGTCATATTTGACATCGAATAACTTCCATGCATTGGCTGTCATTTCATTGAGGAAGTCATTGAGCCTGTCTTCTAACGTCATAAAAGAAGTGTCTGAAATAATTTTTGCTTTCATGGTTTTTCAATTCCTTTTTATTGTCCTTCGAGCCTTAAAACTAAGTATTTATAATGGTTTACCAACCCCATTGCAGGTGCGTTTTGCCATGGAAAAACCTGAACCACTTCAAAAGTTTTTCCGAAGAAAAGAACAAGGTCTGGATTTACACTTGTGACCGTATTGATGAGGGTTGAAGTAAAAAGCTTATAGCCTTCTGAATCTCTTCTTGCCTCTGGCAGCTCCTGCATTTCTTCACCCTTCATGGGCTGGATGCTGGAAGTTATTGGAGTATCTGTGTAAGTGCCATCAATCCAGCGCCCATTCGTATAACCTCCGCTTTGAAAGCGACGAAGTATTACTGGAGAGCGAAAGATTTCAAATGGCGATGTCATTTGAGTACCACCTTATAGCGCACTGACTGCACCATCTGACCGAAGTCAATTAAAGGTTTGGAGCTCTTTTTAATAGCGATAGTCCTTGGAGAATTGGGAGGAGAAACAATTGCACGGATTTTTTGAACAATTAGTTTTGTCATTAGCTGTCCTATCAATCCTAACGATTTTTCTGCTGTTCTTTTACCGTCCAAAATTTTAGTGTATTCGCCCTGTATCGCCTTGTTTATTAATGCCCTGTTCTCATCAAAGCTTGTAGACATAAAGGGTCTGGCTGGAATGGTACTGGTCCCGAATTCATTTCCTGCTGCTATTTGAGGAATTGAAAGTCCAGCAGTTTGCTTCCGCTGTCCTTTTACCTGTGTCTTTGTGGTGGTTCCTTCTTGAAAACCGACCTTGACGTAGGAGCCATCGAGCAAAGCAATTTGCCGCTGGATTTCATCAAATCCTAGATCCTTATCCTTGACAACAGCACGCATTGATCACCGCAAAATTAGGGGGTAAATTCGTTACAGTTGAACCGATGACGGTTCGTTTGATCAAATCCTTGTACAGCCTTCCATACTGAGTAGCGTCCAGGATGGAGGAGTCGGGCGAGATCGCAAGCCCGATGGATAGCTCTCCTTCACTGAGGCTAGTAGCCACTCCGGTCTGAGGGCTTGTTTGCAATTGAAGCCAATGAGCCAAAAGATAGACGTAGGCTAGCACGCCGCAGCAAGTTAAGACTTGTTCATTGACTTGGCATCTCAACAAACCAATCATGGTATTGTAGTTAGCCAACTTCGTTGGATCAGTCGTATAGAACTGCGGTGCAATAACGAATAACGTATCAATTATCGTTTGACTTGGTATTGGATCCGAAATGCTCATTTTCCTCTTCCTCCGCTTGATGAGAAATTTTATGAAGCTGTTTTTTAGCTGCATCTACGACTTTGTCACGGCCATCTTCATCGATAATTCGAGTCAGATAGGCGTGGTCATAAATTTGAGGGATGAGTTTCATCATCTCCTTAACCGACTTCTTGCCATCCGCTTCCTTGTCTGAAGATTCGGGAATAATCACGATGATCCCTTCTTCGACCCTATGTTGAAATAAAGGGTGAAGGAGGAGGGCTTTGAGTTCGCCCTCCGGAATCTCATTGATCCCTGGCATCAGGCGGCTGGTGAAGTTACAATAGTAGACGTTCTTACCGTTGTACTTGACTAAAGCCATTAGATTCCCTCCCCGATGGACAGTGAAAGCGGATAATAGATGATGATCCCGCCATAACGAGATTCGCAGTTGACAATGAACTCAAGACCACGTTCTTGAGGTGGAT